CAGTCGTTAGCAGTATATAATCAATTTAAAAATATATTACTAGATTCATCTGATGCCAATTTTAGTGTATACAATGGTACAGTTGAAGGTGGTTATGACTTAACATCATTTTATGCTTTAGCGATTGATAGAGCGAGATATAAAGAACAACTTGATCCTGGTAACTTTCAATTAACATTATCTGGTTCGTTGGGTACTATTACATTAATAGATGACTCTGGACAAACAGAAACAGTTGGTGCAAGTGGTAGAATATTCAATGTTGTAAGTGGTGCATTAAATATTGGAACAGCCAATGAAGGAACTATTAATTCACCAACTGCCTCAAACGGTCAGGGATTTGGATTATTTTATCCAGATATGGGAATTATCCTTTTAAATCCAAACGCATTATCAGCATCAGTTAATGTAAATTTGAGAGCAGCTAATGGTTCACAAGAAGATGTTTACCATAACAATTCATTAAGTGGTTCAACTTACTCAATAAATTCAGGTTCAGTGGCTTTGTTTAAAGCAATTAGTGGAGGAGCTGATTTTCAAATGAGAAGAACTGAAAATGTTTCAACATCTCATTATTTTGTAAGAGCAAATAATAGAGAATTTAATTTTTCAAATAACCCAACATTCGTAAGTGGTTCAACTGGTCAATTTAAAAATGTAACATTTGAAACAAATCCAAAAGTATATATTACAACGGTAGGATTATACGATGATGGTAATGAATTACTAGCAGTTGCTAAAATTTCTAAACCAATAGAAAAATCATTTGATAAAGAAGTTGCAATTAAAGTAAAACTTGATTTTTAATAATGAATAACTAACATCTAATTAACCCACCTTTTTGGTGGGTTTTTAGTTTATGAGATATTTATATATACTATGTTAAAAAGAATACCAAAATCGGATATTAGTATAAGACCTTTTAAGGCATATAAAGAATGGGAATTCGATAATACTTCACCGGAAGTATCGGTATTAGAGGCTATTGCGGGTGATTATACAAATGTTTTAACAAATGAAATCAGTGGTGGTATATTATCAGGCTCATCCTATGATACAAATGCACTATATGGGCAGTTACGTTCGATGTTTTATAATGAAAATGAAAATAATCCATTTTTAAGATTTGGAGATATATCAATTGGTTATAATATAGAAAGTAATACTAAAGATAGATTTTTAAGTGGATCGGCTAAAGTTATATCAATTCCACAAAAATATGTAGGTGAGGGTATAAAAAAGAATTCGGTAGCATTTACCAATAACGATGTGGTATTTAATGATGATGGGTATGGTAATTTAATTAGTATAACGGGTGATACTATACTAATTAGTAGAATAGATACAGAAACATCTATATTTAATTTTACAGATATTGAATTTTTAGAATATTCCGCATCATTAGAGAGTTCTCCTACCATTGCAGTTGATTTAGAAAATAATATATTAACAATAATATACCAATCGGTAACATACGAATTAAGTATAATCAGTGCTGATATTGAAAGTGGTATTCTTATTGTAGAAAATATACCATTTTTATTAGGAGCAGCGGGACTTAATAAAATTGGAAATGTATTTTATACGCAAGGATTAATAGTATTAACACGTGGTGCAGATGAGCTATTACTTACAAGTTGGAATATTGCATATAAATCAACTCAAACAATCTACGAAAACGAATATTTGTTAATAACCGATCCGGATGAATTTAATATTTCACAAAACCCATCAGCTATTGTTACGGTAGGAGAAGAACGAAGTACATCAATTGATACCGATGGCACTATTAAACATATTACTACAAATCCTGGTGTAAAATATATTAGAAAACAATCAATATTAGAAAATGGAAGTGTTATTGATTATAGATATACATCATCGGTACAATCTAATCTATACGCTGGATTTGAACACATTGATGTTAGTGGTTCAATAGATTCAACCGGTTCATTCTTATCACCGTTTATTACTACCATAGGATTATATGATGATAATTGCGATTTAGTTGCAGTAGCAAAATTACCACAACCTATTAAAACACAACAAGATTTTCCTATAAACTTTATTGTACGTTTTGATACATAACTTATATTTATACTAAACAATAATAATTATGTCAAAAATATTAGATTTATACAAATCATCTCAAAAAGAATTGGGAACTGATAAAATCAGTAAAGATGCATCCGATGCATTAAAAACACCATACACTACTAATGATTTAAAAAAAGTAGATGAGCAGATATTAACTGCTACCAAATTCAAAACTGGCAGAGGCGGTGAATTAAATAATTTAAAATATTCCGATACTATAAAACGTTAAGTAATGGCTAAACGGGTTATAAAATTGAACAACTCTAAATGGGTTGCGAGAAAATATGGGTTTAAGTCTGGACTTGAAGAAAATATATCAACTCAAATTGAAAGTAAAGGGGTTACAGTAAAATACGAATCAGAAAAAATAGGATACGTAATACCAGCATCCAATCACACTTACACTCCGGATTTTAGATTACCAAACGGTATTATAATAGAAACCAAAGGAAGGTTTGTTGCAGCGGATAGAAAGAAGCATTTACTAATTAAAGAACAACATCCTGAATTAGATATACGATTTGTATTCAGTAATTCTAAAAATAAAATCACTAAAACTTCAAAAACATCATATGCCGATTGGTGTATTAAACACAACTACAACTATTCTGATAAGTTTATACCGGATAGTTGGTTTGAATAATATATTATTTGGAAATGTAAAATATTATGTGTATATTTGATACGTGATAAGTACAAATGACAGAAATCGAGTAGTAGTAACGTTATCGAATACATTAGGTAGTTATTCTATTTTAAGAGGTAATGAGTTAGCATTTTACTGCCCATTTTGTAATCATCATAAACAAAAACTACAAGTCAATACAGAAAGCCAAAAGTGGCATTGTTGGAACTGTAATTCCGGTGGTAAAAAACTAACCTCATTATTAAAAAAGTTAGATGTAGATCGTAAAACGATTTCTATTATTAGAGATATATACGGTGATACAAACTATACCCCACAACAGGAAGCCAGTGATACCAAAGTATTTATTTCTTTACCAAAAGAATTTATATCACTTAATGCAGAATCTAAAGGATTTAATCCTGAATATAAACACGCCATTCATTATCTAACTCAAAGGGGAATTACCCATAAAGAGATTATTAAATATAATATAGGATATTGCAAAGAAGGGTTATATAGTAAAAGAATAATAATTCCATCTTATGATATAACTAATCAGTTAAATTATTTCATATCTCGTTCATATTATCCGGAAGAGAAAATGAAATATAAAAATCCACCAATATCTAAAAATATAATATGTTTAGAATCTCAAATAAATTGGGATGAAGAATTAATATTATGCGAAGGTATATTTGACGCAATTGCAATTAAAAGAAATGCCATACCGTTATTGGGTAAATTTCCATCTAAACAGTTGGTTGAGAAAATATTTATGAATGGAGTTAAAAATATTGTAATATCATTGGATAGTGATGCGATGAATGAGGCATTGCGGGCTTCTGAATATTTTAGAAAGCAAGGAATAAATGTTAAACTTATGCAATTAAAAGATAAAGATGCATCTGAAATTGGATATACTAAATTTTATGAAGAATTAAATAAATCAACTCAATTTACTTCGGATGAGTTGCTATTAAATAAAATAAATAATTTATGAATAAATTAAAAAAGATATTTCATATTGCCGATATTCACATTAGAAATGTAAAAAGGCATACGGAATACCGAATTGTATTTGAAAAAATGTTTGAAGAAATCCGTAAAAGAGGAACGGACGATTCACTTATCTATTTAGCAGGTGATATTGCACACGCTAAATTAGAATTATCTCCTGAATTAGTTAGAGAGATTAGTTGGTTATTTACTGAATGTTCTAAACATTGTGAAACAATCCTTATTACGGGTAATCACGATTGTAATATGAATAACTCCGATAGATTGGATGTTCTTACTCCAATTGTAGATGCTCTAAATCTACCAAACTTTACATATTTAAGAGATACACAGGTATATTCAATTGGTGGAGTTGATTTTGGAGTATTTAGTATTCTTGATAAAAAAGAAAACTGGCCGAAAGCGGATACTCTGTTTGGAAATAAAAAGATTGCCCTATTTCACGGCCCGATTGATAATTCAACAACGGATATTGGATATACCGTAAGTAGTAGGCATTTCACAACTGATATATTTGATGGGTACGATTTAGCACTGTTAGGAGATATCCACAAACGCCAGGAACTAACATCTCCAACCGGATGTAAGATAGTCTATGCAGGATCATTAGTTCAGCAGAACTTCGGAGAATCGTTAGAGAAGCATGGGTTTTTAGTTTGGGATTTGGATACATTTAAGTATGATGAAGTTGATATTCAAAATGATTATGGATATTATACTATGGATATTGATAATGGAAACGTACCAGTAGTTACGAATATGCCAAAATATCCAAGATTGCGAGTTAGATTGGCAAACACCGATACTGCTGATACTAAAAAAGTAATTACTGAAATAAAACAAACTTATAATGTAGATGATTTTACAATAATTAGAACTGATTCTCTTTCTAAATTAAAAACTGGAAATAGATTAAATAAATTAGATTTTGAAGACTCATCGGATATAAATTATCAAAACTCACTTATTAATGAGTATCTTCAAAGAATGATGCCCTTTATTTCACAAAGTGATTTAGATGGTTTAGAAATAATCAATAGAGAAGTTAATAGTAGAATTGTAAATGATGATGTGTATCGTAACATCAATTGGAAACCTATAAAATTTACATTTTCAAATATGTTTTCATATGGTGAAAATAATAAAATTGATTTTACTAAATTAGGTGGATTAGTTGGGCTATTTGCACCAAACGCAAGTGGTAAATCATCATTATTTGATGCAGTATCTTTTTGTTTATACGATAAGTGTAGTAGAGCATTTAAAGCCTCAAATATATTAAACAACCGTAAAAATAACTTTGAATGTAAATTACATTTTCAAGTTGATGGAATAGATTACTATATAGAAAGAACCGCTAGTACTGTAAATAAAGGTAAAAATGTAAAAGTAGATGTTAAGTTTTGGAGAATGGATGATGATAGAATGATTTCATTAAACGGAACAGAACGTAGAGATACTAACCAAATTATTGAACAGTATGTTGGTAGATATGAAGATTTCGTATTAACTGCTCTTTCACTGCAAGGAAATAATGCCCTATTCATCGATAAATCTCAATCAGAGAGGAAAGATTTATTAGCACAATTTATGGGATTAAATATATTTGATAAATTATATGAAACGGCAAGTGAAGATATAAAAGAGGTATCAGTTCTAATTAAGAATTTTAAGAGAACAGATTTTACAACAGAACTCGCAGAAAAAGGAAATGATTTAAAAAATAAACAGAATGAGCTTATTGAATTAGAAACCGAATTAGAAAAATACGTAATTGAGAAAGATACTTTGATAGATGGTATAGTTTCTTTAAATAAAGAGTTATCTAATATTGATGTAAAACTGGATATAGATGATTTAGAAAGACAGAATACTCAAATTCAAAATGATACTGTATCTTTGGAGAAGCATAGAATTGAAAGTGAATCTAAAATGTTAAGATATACTGCATTACTATCCGAATTATCACAATCAGTTGAACAATCTAAATTTATAAATGGAAAACCAATTGAGGATGCTAAAAGAGAATGGGATGAATATAAAAATGAAATAAACGAAACCGAGCATCAAATTGAATTAGTAGAACAATCTATAAAATCAAATCGTGAAAAATTATCACATCT